CTCTCCAGATGCTTCCTCCAGGTTTTCTTCCGCCCGTCCAAGGTTTCTGGAATCATCACGATTTTTTTCATTTTTATATTCCTCCCTTTTTTGTTTTTCCTCTTTCTATTATTATTATATATATTGATTCGGAAAAAGTCAAGTGGTTTTTAAAAATTTTTCAAAAAAAAATTTCCCGGCTCAAAGCCGGTTTACTCAATGTGCCTAAAGTGGCGCGCCGTGGGATATTTGGGGCATAATTCCTATGTCCTCCCTGACGTAGGAATTATGTCCCCTTGGACGTCTGTAACCATTTTGTCAGTGCTTTTTATTCACAATCCCATGATATTTAAACAACTCCAGTTAGCCTGTAGTCTGGCCGCTCAGGTTCCAGACTATCAGCTATTCTTTTTAGTTCATAAGGTTCATATTCAAAGTTCTTATCCTCCCATAATTTAGGGAGGACCGGGGTTTTCCAACCCCATCTTTCTAAATCCTTTATAATGCTAAAAATAAATGACTGCGGCGGGTATTCACCCAATTCGAGTCCTATTTTTAGCATTTCCTCACGAAGGATTTCGGCGAAATCCTCGTATCTTTTGAGGACTATTTTATGAGCCCTAAAAAGGGCTTCCCTAGTTGTTGGTATAATGTAATCCTTCCGATACCACTTCGGCGTTCTAAAGAACGCTGCCAGATAAAGAACGTCTCTCCATACCAACATGCGGGTAGGGGCGCTTAACATCCCCGCCCCGCTTTTGATTAGATCGTCTAAATTTCTTATTTTCTTCATGTTTACCCCTCCATTTTGTTTTTTTATATTTTTTTTATAAAAAATGAGTTTTCGTCCGGGAGGTTAATCCCGGACATAATGTGGTCCCCTGCAATGGTAGCAGGTAGCCTTCTTCATGGCGGCTTCAACAGCCGCCTGTAGATTTTTATCAAGATCGCTATCCCATTCGCCCCGACTGTATTCATGTATCAAAGTCAGTCGGGCTTCTTCCTCTTGGATCTGGTCAATGCGCCAGATTCGGATTTCAAAATCCCTACGGTGGTGGTTGGCTTCCACCACGATGTCCCCCGGCTTTACCACGAACAAAGCGTGGTTTTCACATGCCAGGGAACCCCGAAGACGAATGTAAACTGGCTTCTTCTTCGAACCGTCGGCATCGGCAATGATGACAGCTCTCCCGGTATTGGTGTAGCCGCCACCGGACTCCCACATGGCAGGGAGACCTTTCTTCGTTCTTTCGATTTTCACGGTTTTCATAAATATCACTCCTAATATAATATTTTTTCCCTGGGTGGCTATTTGCCAGCAGGTTGAGCGGAAGGGGAGAAAACTCCCCTCCTGGGGTTTCACCAGGAACTCCCTAGCCCTGCACTATTGTAACTCTGTAGAACTTAAAGGCGAATCCTTCAGGGAGAGTGGTACTCCCTTCAGGAAGCCTTCCTCCAATTAGCTGGGCAACGTATATTTCTGTATCTTCGTCTAGTGATATATTCATCCTGTTCATGGGCACTTCAAACCCAAGCATGTTAGAAAGTACAGCTGCCGTGTCTGCATGCCCTACGGCTGAAACTACATCTGTTGGTATATCTTCTGGGGCTATTTCATCGAATCTAACTAGACCTCCTTTCTGTAGCATTTGTATACTGAAGGCATTCACGAGATACTTTTTCATTTTTATTCCTCCTATTTGTTTATTTTGCGCCGGGATTGACCGCTCCCGGCTGGCGGTATTCTGGCTGGTATTCTCAGCCTTGTCCCTTACCTTACATTAAACCTTTTTCCTTCATGCTTAAATATTGCTCACCAATAATTACGTGGTCCAAGACCCTAATGCCCAGTATTTCGCCAGCCTCTACAAGCCGTCTTGTTGTCTCTATATCTTCCCAGCTCGGTTCAGGGTCGCCTGAAGGGTGATTGTGCAGGCAGATAATCCCGCTTGCATTATTAAGCAGTGCAGCCTTGAATACCTCGCGCGGGTGGACAATTGAAGTATTCAAACTGCCGATTGATATTGTATGTACTCCTACTATCTTGTTTTTGGTATTCAGACAAAAGATGCAGAAATGTTCCTGTGGCTTTTCGTGGAGTGCTAAAAGCTGCTTTGCTGCCTGATAAACTTCTGCCGGTGACTTGATAACCGGAACTTCGTAAAGCACGCTATCCTCTTTGACCATTTTTAAGGTGTAGAAATTAATCCTTGTCATTTTTTAAACCTCCCTTTCGTTCTTTCTATTATTATTATATATATGGATTCAGAAAAAGTCAAGTGGTTTTTGAAAAATTTTTCAAAAAAAAATTCTCGGCTATTTCGCCGGTATTGGTTTTGATAACCACGTATATTATTGCAAGCGAAAAAATATTACTTGAAAACGAAAAATTTGCAACAAAAAAAATCCCCGGGTAAGCAATTAACTTACCCAGGGCAAAATGAAAGGAGAGGAGGGAGGGATTTGGAAGCAGGCTGGGAAAAGGAGGCGAAAACCCAGCCTGCTTACCTGCCTATATGATTACGAAAAATGCGTCTTCATTCCTGCGCCTTTGCCCTGGCTATATCCACCGCCGCCTCACCAAAAATGTAGCCCAAGGCCAATGCAACTAATTTCCAGTACAAATCAGGGTCTACATTAAAACCAAGACCCTCGCTCAAAATAATAAATACTGCGCTGGCCACGGCTACCCAGAACTTCCGTGACGTGAGTTTTTGTTTCCAAAATTCCTTCACTATATCACCTCCTTGTCATTTTGTGTTTCGATTTCTTTCTTTTTTATACCAGCTAATGCCCACAACTCTATAGTTGTGAAACCAAACCATGCACCGATAAGTGTAGTAGGTTCCGCCCCAACACGATAAAAAATATAAAGCACTGCTACAGCAAAAGTGACGTTAAGTAGGATAACCAGGGTTACAATCAACTTTGAAAACTTCATTTCGGAAACACCTTCTTATGATACCTATGCAACATTGTGACCATTTCTTCTCTTGTCATGGTATCCTTCGGTCTCGTTCCGTCTGTTATGCCCTCTTTTTTAGCCCACTCCCAAGCCTCTTTGGCCCAGCTAGAAAGAGTATTCTTGTCTTCCACTTTATCAGCTCCTTTCACAGCATTTAATTCAGCTTGCGCCATATCCAAAAACCTCTGCCATCCCATGTCTAACGTCCGGTGTGGGCAATATTTGCCCGAAAAATCCTGATGTTTCTTAACTCGATTTATGCCCCAACCCTTTTCTTTTAACTTAAAGGCGATGAATTTCGCCGCCAGTTTTTCTGCTTCAATAAAGCGCTGCCCGCCGGATTTGGAATAGCAGATTTCAATACCTATACCTTTTCTATTCCCGGGGCCATTGTTCCCATCACCTGCGTGCCAGGCATTCCGATTTTCGGGGATACCCTGAACGATTTCTTTATCATCGACTGCATAGTGAAATGAGACTTTGTTATCATTCCTAATCATATATGCAACTTCGTTCCTGGCGCTTGCATCGTTGGCCGTGTTATGCACTACGATGAATTCAGGAGTCATGGGATAGGGGCACTTGATGTTGTATTTGCTGGTTGGCACTAGATTTTGTATAACTTTCATCGTATCAACCACCCTATCACACCCGTCAGTACTGATATAAGCATTGTTGCCCAAAGCGGCAACCGGTTCGCTAGCTGTTGTTTGATTTCTTTTACATCTTCTTTCAATTCATTGACGTCTCCGAATAGGGTTTTGATTTGCTCTTGCAGCCGTGCAACTTCCTGCTCTGCCATATTCCCACCTCCATAAAACTACCCAGGCACCATCATTCCGGCACCTGGGCATAAAAAATACGCCTATGTGGCGCATAATAAGTCTAATGTGTAGTGATTATATTTAAAAAACTCCTGATATATTTCCGAATGGGTCTTTTATTTTACCGTTGAAAAACCAAAGTGATGGGTCTGTTCCTTCCATGTTGGCAATGCGGATGCCTTTTCCGGTATAACCTAGTTCATGCCATGTCGTGATGCCGGAGAGGTCGAATTCTTTTTTGTTCAAAGTTTTCACCTCCAAAGTAGCGCTTCTGCGGCGTTTTGTTAAGATGATTCATTAGCTATTTTCAGATAATCGCCGTTCAATCGCTTCAACCATATCATCTTCATCAATATCAAAAGGTAATTCTTCTTTTTTAAATCTAAATATCTGTTCCTCTCCATCTACTAATGCTGTAATACGCCTACCGTTGTAATGTTCTTCAACCGCCCTTGTCGGCTGTCCTATCTGTGGATTTTTAAACTGAATGTAGCTTGACACAATAATAATATTCATTGCGCTACCTCCTTTATTTCTTCTATTTCTATAATTTCATCAACGCTAAACACATAAGTTTCACCTATCCAAGATTCACCTATTTCTCTCTCTACGCCTTTAATATACCAATCTCTGACTGATTGATGGTCGTCATTTCTTGTACCT